TACCAGTTTTACGCGAGATCCTACAAATAACAGCAACCGTGCTGGGGTCAACAATTGTTGCAATGTCGGGGCGACCCGGCACACTCGACATAGGCGGCCAAGAATATCCGTGCTACGACATGGCAGTTGGCTTGCAGGCGCAAACCGCGTGAGCGTATCCACACGGTTAGGCGTGCGCTATGGTAAAACTATAAGTAACACATCAAGGAGTGAGCATGGCCACTAGCACATATCTAAGCAATTCTAAAGTTGAAATCGGCGCAACAAGCGCTTCAACAACAGACATCACCGATCAAGTCTCAGCCTGCACCGTCAACTTTCTTGTTGAGGCATTAGAAAACACGGCGTTTGGTTCTACCGCACGAACAAACACGGGCGGGTTGCAAAGTAATTCTGCATCACTCACAGTTTATGCGTCGTACGCCGCGTCGGAAAGTTACGCAGTTTTATCAGCACTTGTCGGCACGTCATGCTTTATTCGTGTGACACCGACAACCGCTGCATTGTCAGCAACTAACCCGGGCTTCGAGTTAGCCGCAACGTTCCTTTCTGCGTTGCCAGTCATAAATAGCAATCTTGGTGAACTTGCCACGTACGACATAGAACTGCTTGGCGGCACTTACACCGCGGACATCACGCCATAAATTAACGCGCCACAACTGGCCGAGAACAGGACAACGCAATGCGACTACAACTAAAAGTAGATCTAAAAGACGGTACAGAAATACGCGAACTTACAACAAATTTGTTTGTAATTTGTGAGTGGGAAAAAACAGAAAACCGCAAAGTATCTGACGGCAAAGGCATCGGCTATTCCGATCTAGTTTGCTGGGCTTATCATTTGCTAAAACTTGCAGGCGAAAAACTGCCGCCAACTTACCGCGACTGGGTTAAACAAAACCCAAACATGACTATTGAGGCAGTAGACGAGACAGACCCAAACCATACGGCGTAGGCAGTTACCGACGGCAACTAGCCGACCTACTAGTTGCAACAGGGTATTGGCCTACGACAATTGAGTTTGACGCGCGCGACCTAGTCACGGTGATTACGATATTGAATAAGCAACAAAAGAGGTGACGTGGCAGTTTCTACAACGATTGAGGTAGTGGGCGTAAAAAACGCTATAAATTCGCTACGCAAAATAGATCCGCAACTGCAAAAAGATTTTAAGGCAGACGCAACCGCTATCGCACAACCAGCAATAAACGCAGGCAAAGCCGTCTATGTCAAAGTGCCGTTGTCCGGCATGAAATATAAGTGGACGCAAAACGATCGCAAACTGTTTCCGTTTACAACCGCTAAAGCGGTTAACGGTGTACGCATGAGGTTTGACACTCGACGTAACGCAGTCGGCGTAATTCTTATTGAACAGAAAGATCCAGCGGCCGCAATCTTTGAGACTGCCGGGCGTGCTAACGCAAACAAACTTGGCAACGCTTTAGGTTTTGTTAGTAACGGTCGCACTCGACTGCTTGGGCCTGCGATCTATAAAGCGCGTCGCGGCATTGAAGCCGAGATGACAAAGATGATTGCTAAAACTATGCGTACCGTGCAGCGGGAGTTGTAACTATGGCTTTATCTATTCCGATTATTAGCGAGTTTGACGGCAAAGGCATTGACAAAGCAATTAAAGAATTTAAGCAACTAGAAACCGTTGGTGAGAAAGCGCAGTTTGCAATTAAGAAAGCGGCAATCCCTGCGGCGGCTGCGTTAACAGCGGTTGCCGGTGCTTTGGGTTTGGCAACTAAAGCAGCAGCCGAGGACGAACAGCAACAGGCTTTGTTGGCTAACGCTATGCAAAACACGGTTGGCGCTACTGAGGCGACGATTGCTGCAACTGAGGACATGATCTCGGCTATGTCGAGGGCAACTGGTACGGCTGATAGTGAGTTGCGTCCAGCGTTTAGCGCGTTGTTATTAGGTACGCATGACGTGCAGAAAGCAACGGACGCGTTAACGATTGCGCAGGACGTGTCGGCAGGATCAGGCAAGTCACTTGCTGAGGTGTCGGACGCGCTCGCTAAAGCGTACGGCGGCAACATGAAAGGTCTACAAGCGTTATCACCTGAACTTAAAGACATGATAAAAGACGGCGCAACACTTGATACTGTCATGTCTGTTTTGTCAGACAACTTTGGCGGATCGGCCGCTGCGTCAGCAAAAACGGCTGCAGGACAATTTAAGATATTAAAAAATAGTATAAGTGAAACACAAGAAAGCATTGGTGCTGCGTTGTTGCCTGCTCTACAAGCGGTGTTGCCTTATTTGCAAAGATTTGCTGATTGGGCGCAAAAAAACCCTAAAGCGTTTTTAATTATTGCTGGCACAATAAGTTCAATTGCGCTTGCAATTGTGGCTGTAAATTTTGCTATGGCTGCAAACCCGTTTGGGTTAATTGCAGCGGGAATTGGTTTATTAGTGACTGGCATTGTTATTGCGTACACAAAATTTGAGTCGTTTAGAAACATTGTAAACGTAGTTGTTAATAGCGTAATTACTGCGTTTGAGTTTATGGCAAATTCTTTTATTCAAGGGATAAATACAATTATTAAAGGCATAAATTTAATAAGCCCATTTACTGACATTGGCACACTAAGTGAAATTTCTTTAGGTCGTATCGGTGGAGCGTCAGCAGTATCGGGTGGCGGTGAAGCACGCGAAGGTGGCACAGACAATATCACACCAAGTTTGCCAACTATGCCGTCCATGCCTGACATTATTAGCGGTGGCGGTGGCGGCGGTGGTGGTCGAGCCGGTGGCGGCGGTGGCGGTGGCGGTGGCGGCATTGGTGGCGGCGGTGATTTAGTAAGGATACAAGGCGGCCTGACAACATTTGGTAACGCCGAACGAATTGCAGCGCGAGGCGACACGATCACAGTTAATGTAAATGGTGGGCTGGCAACAGGCGCACAGATCGGCCAGGCCGTCTACAACTCGTTATTGCAATACAAACAAGTTTACGGGCCATTAACTGCGATTGCTGAATAATGGCTGCAACACTTGTTACAGGCGGTAGTTACCTACTCGAATTAGGCAAAGGTTTTGACAGCGACGCGTTTATTATTGACGAAAGTTTGTTGAACGGGCCTGACGTATTAGACGGCGACGGCGAAGACTTTGAGGACATCACCGAATATGTGGACAACATTACAATTACGCGCGGCCGCAAACAACCCGAGGACGCGTTCGGCGCTGGACAAATGTTTGTATCCATGTTCACCGAAGTTGCCGACCGTGTGTTAGATCCGTTTAACACGTCGTCTATTTATTACAACACGTCAACCGACCAGCCGGGTCTAGGGCCGTTACGTCCGATCAGACTTAGTCGAGAAAGCGAGTATTTGTTTGTTGGCAAAGTTATTAGTTATCAGCAAAATTATGTGTTGGGCGGGTTAACACGTTACGGCGTGGCGGCAGCCGACGACATTTATACGTTGGCGCAGGCGGTGTTGCCTGAAACTACTCCAGCGGTGCAAACATCGGCAGCGCGTTTGTCGGCGGTATTAGCGTTAATTCCGTACACAGGCACAACAAGCATTACGGCTACACCGACCGCGACGTTAGGCGACTTTGTTATCCCTGAAGGCACGAACGCCAACACGTACGCCAACCGCATTAACCAGGCCGAGCAGGGACGCATTTTTTGTGATCGTGAAGGCGTACTTGTGATGCAATCAAGGATCGGCACAACACTCGATGCACCGACCGTTACCTATAACGACACCGGAACACAAACAAAATACGACGTACTTGGCGTTGAGTTTGACCAGCAGGCGATTATTAACCAAGCGACCGTGCAAATTGAGGTTGGCGGAACTGCACAAACAGCGTCCGACGCGGCATCTATTGCAGAGTATTTTACGCAGGCTTTAGCAATCACAGACAGCCTGCTATCGAGTAACGCGCAGGCGTTGACGTTGGCCAACTATTTGTTGGACGGTACACCTACGCCACGGTTTACGTCTATTAGTACGACGTTTGCAAGTTTGACTACACCGCAAAAAGATTTGTTAGCGCCGATAGATATTGGCGAAGTTGTGCAACTTACTAAAACGTTTACGACTGGTACACCGTTAGCGATTACGCAGGATCTAGCAGTCGAGGGCGTAGACCACGATATAAACGTCAGTACCGGGCATCGGGTCACGATCTATACAAGCCAAACAACGGTGCTTAACGACTTTATATTGAACGACATTACGTATGGCACACTTAACACAAATAATGCACTAACTTAAAGGACAGACACTATGCCAAATGAACAGACATCAGTTCCGCTATATGCGGCAAGCGAGGTTTTAACTGCAGCCAATATGAATATTTCGGCAGGTACGGGCGTACCAGTTTTTGCTACAACGGTTACACGTGATGCGGCGTTTGGTGGCGCTAACGAAAAGGTGCTTGCTGAAGGGCAATTGTGTTATTTGTCTAGCACTAATGTTGTGCAGTATTATGACGGCGCAGCGTGGGCGAGTGTTGGGCAGGCTGGCGGTAAAGTTTTGCAAGTTGTAGGTGCAACTTTTGCAACTTTGACAACTACAACTTCTACAAGTTATGTTACGACAGGTTTAACGGCAACGATCACGCCATCTTTAGCGTCTAGCAAAGTGTTGATATTGACTTCTCAAGCGGTAGACGGCAACGCAACAGATGAAAGTTGTTTCACTATTTTTCGTGGCACAGTCGCAGGCACAAACTTAGGTGCTGCCAATGGTATGGGTGGCATTTTTCCGTCAACATTTCAGACCAATTCTTTAATTTTTTTAGATAGTCCTAGTACGACTAGCGCACAGGCTTACACAGTAGGTATGAAAAACTTGTCAGGTGCAGGCACAACACGGGCGCAATCATCTAGCCGTACTTCGTCAATCACACTTTTAGAAATAGGTGCATAACATGGATATTGTCGCAATACTCACACGAAATTATGCTGGCACACAATGGTCAATATCAGGCAACGACTACTCAACTTTAGAGTGGTACAGCGCAACCCCTAAACCTACTGAAGCACAACTACAAGCACAATGGCCCGCAGTCGAATACAGCGACAAATACGAAGCAGTAGAAACAACACGCCGCACACAATACGAAGCACAGTCAGACGGTTTATTTTTTGAGTGGCAGCGTGGCACTAACACTCAAGCCGTATGGGAAGCAGCGGTGCAAGCCGTTAAAGACGCAAACCCTTATCCGCCAGCACCATAACAAAGGAGAAACAACATGGGGCCAGTCACATTCAACATACATAATCAGACAAAATATGATCTGCGTGTGCAATCATCTAACGGGGCAACCGCCGAAGCCGGAGCAGGTGCGTCAACCAGTTTGGGTTTTGGATCAGGTGACACAAACATCACTAACGCAATGCGCTGGTATCAAGACGGCATCTGCATTTTGCAGGGGTCGGTCGCATGGTCAGCCGGTGGAAGCGGCGCAGATGACGGCTGGACTACCAGCAACAATATTTGTATGAGCGGTGAAATGAACGGCGAAGGCTTCTCAGGTTGCAATGAAGGCTGGGTTGAAATGCAACCATACAACCTGATGGCTAATGGCGGCGAAGTAAGCGTTACTTACACAAACGCATAAGCTACGAAGCCAAGTTATTACGCAGCTAGTGCTTACTTCTCATAACGGCTGGACAGCTTCTAAAGATCCAGCCGAGATAGATGTAAAGAGTTATCTAGTGCCGGGCACGAAGATTAAATTACGCTGTGCTAGTGCCTGCGCGCCTTTACTAATAACCTTCGCGGCAGAGTTTCATGCCCATGTAGAGCCAATAGATGCAGGTACTCTCGACGACTGGGGCTATGCATTTAGAAATATAAGAGGTAGCGCAGATAAATTAAGTAATCACAGCTCAGGCACAGCTATAGATCTAAACGCGCCTAAGCACCCATTAGGACACTCTGGCACATTTAACCCTATGCAGATCGTTTTAATACAGGCTCTATGTAAAAAGTATGGCCTTAAATGGGGCGGCGATTACAAGAATAGAAAAGATGAAATGCACTTGGAAATAGATTTAACGCCAGAGAAAGCCTCTGCGTTAATTACCAAGTTAGGACTAAAACATGAAGTATAAGCAAGTGTTTTTATCATGGCTTAGGGCTTCGTTAGCTTCGGCTGGCGCTTTATTTATGGCGGGAACTACTGACCCTAAAACTTTGGGTTATTCCGCTATCTCTGGATTTATCGGTCCAGTGTTGAAGTATTTAGATACTTCAGCTACTGAGTTTGGCCGAACTAAGTAACTAAATGAAATGGCTAGTAGGGTTATTATTTTTATCAGTAACCCTAACTAGCTGTGGCTATCAAGGGTGGATACGTTATGAATGTCAGGAGTACGCCAACTGGGAAAATCCAGAATGTAAGGCGCCAGAGTGTAAGGTTACCGGTACATGCACGGCCGATATTCTCGGAGATGTTATCAAAAAAGAAAAATAAAGATCGCCTAGATCCCCAAGATATTCACGCTAGGTTAATTCTTTTGATAGGCGCTACCCTAGCTCTTACCTTCTTTATCGTA